CACAGCCTGGCGCCTACGCGATCATCGCACTGCGGCCGGCGGCGGGCGCGCTGTCGAAGTATCTGAAACTGCTGACCCACGCCGACGCCCAGAGCAAGACGGGCGTCGCAGGCGTGGTGTTCCAGGCGCCGAGCGGCTCCGACCTGACCGGCGCGAAGATCGGCGAGTTCACCGCACAAGCCTTCGAGGCCACGCTCGAGGGCGGCGAGGCCGTGCTGCTGGTGGATGTCGCGGACTTCGGCGGCAGCGCGCTCACCACGAGCGACACGCCGCGCGTCGAGATCCGCTATGACGACGCCGGCACGATCAAGGGCACGGCGATCGTCCCGGCGACGGTGATCGAGGTATGAGCGCCGGCAATATTTTCGCGCTTGAGACTTCGGGCGCGTACACGATCGCGGCGATCTACACCGGCACCGAGGCGCAGGCCCTGGCGGGTGCTGCAACCGCCTCGGCCACGGCCGAAGCCGGCATCAACGAGTTCGTCATCAACGGCGGCGGGCAGCTGCCGCCCTCGGTGCTGATGGGCTCGGCGATCGGTCGGGCCACGGCCTCGGGCACGCTGCTGTCGGAAACCGAAGCGGTGCCGCCGCGCTGGAGCCGGCAATGGATCCTGAAAATCACGTCGGGTGGCGAGATCACCCGGCAGGCTGCATAGGTGACACATGAGTGACGGCTTCCGCGAACGGTTACTGAGCATCGGCGAGGACGGTACGGCGCTGCACACGTCCACGACGAAAACGAGCCTGCTGCCTGCCTCGCGCAAGTTCACCTTGCCGTCGTACTTCTTCGACCGCATTGGCAAGTCGATCATTGTCGAAGCGTCGGGGCGGATCAGCACGAAGGCGAGCGCGGTCGGGACGCTTCAACTGTTCGTGGACTTCGGCTCGACGGCGGTGTTTTCGAGCGGCCCGTTCACGCCGGTTGCGTCACTGACGAACGCCTCGTGGCTGTTCCGGGCTGAGTTGACCTGCCGGGTGATCGGCACGTCGGCGCAGTTGCTCGGCGTGGGCGTGTTCCAGAGCGCCGCCGCACCGGATGGCACGTCCCTGGTGCTGCCTGCCACTGCACCTGCCGTCGGCACAGCATTCGACGCAACGGCATCGCAGACGGTGGACTTCGACGCGCAGTGGCAGACCTCGGATGCGTCAAACTCGATCCTGCTTCACCAGTTCTCGCTCGACGTGTACACCTGATGCCGAAAAGCCGGTCGGCAACGCGCAGTGCGGGCGGGTTCGGGCATAACCCGAAGTACGTGCCTGCTGGCGGAGACTTCCCAGAAGCGTACACCGCGATCAGTTTCGATGACGCGCCGGTCAGCAACACGTACACGGGCGAGACGGGCAGCGCGGACGTTGATGTGCAGAACGGCGGGCCGACACCATACTTTGAACACGTCGCGGGCGGTGGCTGGACGAGCGGTGGTGCGGCGAAGTTTTATGCGGCGACGGAAGCCTCATCGACGGGCGTGTATCGCGGATTGACCAATATCGAGTTTCCGTCCGACACGGCGCAACTGAACATTCGCTATCTTACCAAGTGGAACAGCGCGTGGGCCGGGGCGCTGGATGCGTACACGGGCAGCGCCCCGGCTGAAAAGGGCGATATGTTCTGGATCGGCAGCACACGATTCTGGGCCGCTCAGAATCACATCGGCGGCGCAGTTGGGGCTTTGCCGCTCGGCTGCACGCAGGTCACGCAAAGCTATGACGGCACGCTATTTCGGGTTCACGGCGGGTCTATTGCCTGTGACTATCAAGGAACGTACGAGGTCGCGGGGTGCGATGCGTATTCGACGCGATGGGGCGACCGTCCGTTCCTGTTGGGCGAATGGGTCGATGAGTGGGTTTGTGTCGAGTTTGAACTCACGACCTCTGGCCGATGGAAAATCTATATCACGACTCAAGATCGCGCCTATGACGGGCCGTACATGGAATCGACCAATTCCGGCAGCGGGGCGATCACCGTCACCGGCATCAGTGGAATGTATTTTCACGAACAGCCCGGAGCCGCATCGGGAGCATACGTGATGATGGACGAACTTTACGTCGCAGGGTCGTATATCGGCCCGCCTGCGGGGTTCTGATGGCAGTCGTCAGAGACGCGGTAAGTGCGGGCGGCGCTAATGCCTCAACGCACACGTTCTCGCATACGGTCGGCTCGGGGAGCAACCGCGCCCTTTATGTTGCGACGAACACGGACTTCTCCGCATCCAGAACCGTGACCGGCGTAACGTACAACGGGACGGCGCTCGACCTGCTCGGTTCGTTCAATGACGCATATCAAAGCACGATTACTGTTTATCGAATGCTGGACCCGCCGACCGGAACGGCAGATATCGTCGTATCTGTCAGCGCGTCTAGCGCGGCGGTTTCTGGTTCCATCTCGCTTACTGGGGTGAACCAGTCCGACCCCGACGATACGCCAGTCGAAGGCGGATATCACCTGACGCCGGATGTCGCCATTTCGCAAGTGGTTAGCAGCGAGACGGGGGATCTCGTCTTGCAATTTATCGGCGCGCAGGATACGGCAGTGCCTGGCACCCCTGGCACCGACGAAACGGAAATCGTAGACCTGACACAGAACTATCTCTCCGTTCTCGGGTACGAGCAGAACGGAGCATCGTCGGTCACGATGTCCCCGGCCCTGCAAGGAACGTTTTATTCGTGGGTCGGGATCGCGTTCAACGTCAACGCCGCAACCGGCGGTGCGTCCGCTCCAAAACGATCACTTCTCTTAGGAATAGGCTAAATCTATGGCTGACACGTTTGTAACCAACGCAGGCAGTGGCGGCAACACCTTCGCCTCCGACGACATCTCGTCCGTTCACTATCCGCGCATCAAGGTCAGCCAGGGCATCGACGGCGTCGCGCAGGACGGCTGGACCCCGGCGCGCCTCATCAGCGCGGCGAGCACCAACGCCACCAGCGTCAAGGCGAGCGCCGGACAGCTTGGCTTCATCTTCGCGGTGAACCTGAACGCCGCGGTGCGCTACCTGAAACTGTACAACAAGGCGAGCGCGCCGACGGTCGGCACCGACACGCCGATCGCGACGCTGCCGATCCCGGCGAGCACCACGGGCGCTGGCTTCGTGCTACCGATTCCGGGCGGTGTGAACTTCTCGACGGGCATCGCCTACGCGGTCACGACGGGCGTTGCCGACTCGGACACGGCCGCCGTCGCAGCAAATGAGATCCTGCTGTTCATGGGTTACTGCTAGAGCGAGGATCTCGCACCTGGCGCGGGGGTAGCGCGTGGCGATTCAGTATGTAACCAACGCGCTCGGCCCGACCAACAGCACCACGAGCGTCAGCGTCACGCTGCCGACTACGGCGGCGGGCGATCTGCTTATTTTCGAGTACGTCCACCGTGGCACAGGCACGGGGACGATTGGCGGCACGTCGGTTACAACCGGCGGCCTGACCTGGAACAACAAGCACGACCAGCTGTTCGGCGCGTCGGCGTTCTCCGGTCACACGTACTGGACGATTGCGACCGGGAACCATAGCGGGCAGACGGTCACGGCGTCGAGCCTGACGAACTCGTCGGCGGGCATCGTCACGGTCTACTCTGGCGCGCACCAGACTGCACCGCTTGATGACGCGACGGTCGTCGGTGAACAGAACGCCAGCGGCGACGAAGGACAAGCCGCGATCACCACGGCCACCAATGGCGCGTGGGTCGTGCTGGTCGTCGTCAACTCGCCGGACCTGGCGGTCAGCTCGCAGGCCGCGGCGAACCTGACGATCACGGAGCGGGCCGAACGTCTCAGCACGGGCGGCACGGATGCCTCGATTGCGCACGCCTCGGGGGAGCTCGCGACGGCGGGCAGCTCGGGCGCGTTTACGTGGGCGCAGACGAACGCCGCGAGCGGATCGTGGGCCTATGCGATTAAGCCCGACACCCTGCAGGAGCTGGCAGGCGACGCGACGGGTAGCGCGACGGGCGATGCTGATGTCTCGGTCATCGGTCCGGGCGGCGGTGATGCCGCGCCATTCCCGCACATCGGCTTGCTGCTTGCGGCCGGTGGCACGGCGCAGGCGCTCGCGGGCGATGCGGTCACGAGCGCACAGGCCAGCGCCGCCCTTGCGGTGGCAAAAGCACTGGCCGGTGCGGCGGACGCCTCGGGCGCAGCCTCGGCTGACCTGGCACTGACGAAAGTCCTTGCCGGGGACGCCAGCGCAGCCGCCCTCGCGGCGGCCGGAATCAGCGTCGGCAAGCCGCTGGCGGGCGCCGCTGAGGTTTCTGGGGTCGCATCCGGCGCGCTGGACGTCGGCGTCACGCTGTCGGGCGCCGCCCTCGCGGGCGCAACTGCCGACGGTGCCCTGACGCTCGTCGTGCCGCTTGCGGGTGCGGCTGACGCGACGGGCTCGGCCTCGGCCGAACTCACCACGACTGGCTCGGCCGACCTGGCCGGCGACGCAGCCGGCACGGGCAGCGCATCGGCCGAGCTGCTGAAGGTCGTCACGCTGGCTGGCGCGGCCATCGTCTCGGCCACGGCCGACGGAGCCATTGCAGTCGCCAAGCCGCTCGCCGGTGATGCTGCGGCCTCGGGCACGGCCTCGGGCGGCCTGACGGTCGATACCGGCCAGGCACAGGGCGGCGATCCCGCGCCGTTCCCGCACTTGGGCCTGCTGCTGGCCTACACCGGCGAGCAAGCGCTACAGGGTGCGGCACAGGCCGCGGGCACCGCAGACGCAGCCCTCGACGTCGTCGCAGCGCCTGAGTCGAGCTACCGGACGATCTCGCGGCGTAACCGCCCGGGGCGGGGCCCGTACAGCTACGGCCGCTACTACCGGCGCGCGGTGGCGAACAGCGAACGGGCCGGCACGCTCAAGGCGATGGCTGGTGCAGCGGACGCAAGCGCTGCAGCCTCGGGCTCGCTGTCGCTGACCCTGCCCCTGGCGGGCGCAGCCATTGCGGCGGGCTCGGCGAATGGCGAGCTGACGATCGGCGTCGTGCTCACGGGCGACGCCCTGGCAAGCGCACTGGCAAGCGCCAACCTGAGCACCAGTGGTTACGCGGACCTCGAGGGCGCCGCCACGGGCACCGGCACAGCCTCGGCTGCGCTGTCCCTGACCGTGCTGCTTACTGGCGCGGCTGTTGGCACGGCCACGGCCTCGGGCCAGCTGAATGCGGCGGCCGTGAGCCTCGAAGGGGCAGCTGCAGCAAGTGGCGCGGCCTCGGCCGAGCTCACGCTCGCGATCCCGTTGAGCGGGGCCGCGATTGCCTCGGCGCTGGCCTCGGGCTCGCTTGAGACGGTCATCACGCTCTCCGGGGCGGCATTGGCAGGGGCTACCGCCTCGGCGGAGCTGCTCAAGGCGGTGAGCCTGCAGGGCGATGCGGTGGGGACGGGCAGCGCAAGTGCGGCGCTCGGCTTCCGCGAGCCGACGCTGCTGCGTACCGTGAAATTTGCATCTGGCCGCCCGCGCACGCTCTTTGCGAGTGACGGGCGACGTACTGCGGCAAGGTGGCGCGAGTCGCGTATCGCTGCCGTCAACTGAGGTTCACATGGTCGAATTCGAGAAAGACCCGGGCGAGACGCTGGACTATGCAGCCGATTTCGCCGGCCATTGCGCTCGAATCCGTGAGCCGAATACCGACTACTCGACGAACACGATCGTGCTGCCAGTGCGGGCGACGGGCTTGCAGTACAAGTGCACGACGGCCGGGCGCACAGGCACGAATGAGCCGCGCTGGCCGATGACGGCTGCGCAGACCGTGACAGATGGCTCCGTCGTGTGGACAGCCGAGGCCATCACCACGGGCTCGCTGCTCAGGACGCTATCGAGCGCAGCCTGGTCGGCCGACACCGGCGTGACGGTCGGCAGCCCGAGTACGGCTGGCACGAAGTCGACCGTGCTGATCTCAGGCGGAACCGAGGGGCAGGATTACGACGTGATCTGCACGGGCACGTGTTCGGATGGCACATATCCCGTCGTCAGCTTCACGCTCAAGGTACGACGCCCAGCCCGCACGGTGTCCTGTGAAAATTAGCGTCGAGACCGACGTAAAGGCAGCGCAGGCGGCACTCGTGAACCTCGCGAAAAAGCAGATCCCGTTCGCCACGGCCTATGCCCTGACGCAGACCGCAAAGGACGCGCAGGCAGCCGTCGAGAAGGAACTGCCGAAGGTGTTCGATCGGCCGACCCCGTACACGCTGCGGGCCATTCGCACCTCACCAGCCACCAAGCGCAAGCTCGTGGCCGAAGTGCTCATCAAGGATGGCAAGACCAGCGCGGGGGTGTCCCGGGACAGCTCGGGCAAACCGGTGAAGTCGCTGTTCGCGCAAGTGCAGGGCGGCTCACGTGCAAAGAAGCCATTCGAGAATCTGCTGCAGGCACGTGGGCTCATGCCGCAGGGCTGGTATGCCGTTCCGGGCAAGTCGATTCCGCTGAACCAGTACGGCAACGTGCCTGGTAGCATCATCACGCGCGTGCTGTCGCAGTTGCAGGCGCACAGCGTATTCAACATGGATCGCAACGAGTCGGCAGCATCGAAGGGCAGGCAGTACCGATCCAAGTCGAAACGGCTGCAGCGCTACTTCGTGGTGATGCCTGGCACTTCGCTCGGCGCACGATTGGCGCCCGGTATCTGGGAGCGCACGTCTTTCGGGTTCGGGTCAAGCATTCGGCCGCTGTTCATCTATGTACAGCAAGCTCCTCGATACACGAAGCGGCTGCCATTCGATGCGATCGTAGAACGTACTGTGGCAGCGAGAATTGAGGCAAATTTCTATAAGGGCGCGCAGCTCGCGGCACAGACTGCGAGGGCGTAATCGCGTATAAAGACGGGGCCGGGCGGTGCGTCAACACCAACCCGACCCCTAACCGACACACCCTGATAAGGAGGGCGCGTGGCTGCGAAGCAATGTACCAAATGCGGTGAGACGAAGCCGGTCGAGAAGTTCTATCGCCAAAATGGCGGTGATGGCTGGCGGCCGGAGTGCAAGGTCTGTACTGCGGAATACAATCGCCAGTACAAGCTAGCGCGCAACTACGTTGCGCCGTCAACGAAAAAAGCAAAAGCAGCCGCAGCGAGCAGAAAAGCGGAGCGCATTGCCGAGAGGCAACAGCGATTAGATCGGATTGGAGATCGCCAGTGTTGCGACTGCAAAGAGACGCTGCCACTAACAAAGTTTAGGGCATATCGCAGCGGAAACAGAGCGCATCAGTGTGAGGCGTGTCGAAACAAGAGGCAGCGTGCAAGGTCGCGAGCAGCGGGTGCGGAATGGGCCGTCAATCCATATGGCCGGCGGGACAAGGAAGCCAGCCGCAAACGTATTCAGGTGTGGCGGGCAAAGCGTAAAGCGTCCGGCCTGCGGGATCGCCCATATGAGCAGCGGCTGCGTGACGGGGTAGCACGGGCGGCGAAGGCTGGAAAGGAATACTGGCCCGCTGGGTGCAGGCTAACTAAACCAAAGTTGAAGCCGGCATCGCTCAGGATGATGGCGAAGCCGTGGCACGGAATTCGTGATGACAACGAGCGCTTTCGATTGAAATGGCATCACAGTTACGAATTCCGTATCTACCACCGAGTCAAGAGGTGGATGCAGAAGCATCTGCGTGACGAACGGTCTAGCAAAGTGTGGTCGCATAAACTCGGATACACGCCAAGCGAGCTGAAAAGACACTTGGAACGGCAGTTCACTCGTGGCATGGGCTGGCACAACATGGGCGAGTGGCACATAGACCACATCGTCCCTGTGCGCGAGTTCAATTTCGATACGGCGGATTGCCCGGACTTCCGAGCGGCCTACTCACTCAGCAATCTACGGCCCGTGTGGGCGCGCGAGAACTTAGCCAAGAGTGGGCGGCGTCTGTTTCTATGTTAGCGCGGGTCCTGACAGCGGCGTGCCGGGGTACGGGTAATTCGCGCCGCTTAGTAGTTCTAGGTGCAGCCTTTCCTAGTCCGCCTTCCCGTAACGCCGAACGCGCATGAATCTCAGCGCACTGACGCAAGTGCAGGCGGCGGCGCTGCTCAGTGTCGCGCCGCGCACGCTGCGGGACTGGCACGACGCGCCGCGGAACAAGGACGGCACGTACCCGGGCCCGTCCCTGGTGGCCTACTACGTCGCGAAGATCGCCGGCGGTGGCGAATACGACGACCAGCGCCAGCGGCTTGCGGCGGCTCAGGCCGAGAAGGTCGAGCACGAGAACGCGCTGCGCCGCGGGCAGCTCGCGGACCGCGCCGAGGTCGAGCGCTTCTGGACCGAGTGCATTGCGAACGCGCGGGCGAAGGCGCTCGCGATCCCGTCGAAACTGAGTCCGCGACTGGTGAACATTGGAGACGCAAGCATCATCTCAGCCGCGGTCCGCGCCGAGGTCTACGCCTTCCTCGGCGAGCTCGTCGACTATAGCCCTGGCGGACGTGAGCGAGTGGATCCGGCGGGTGAGCCCGACGTGGGCGCCGCCGCCGATCCTGACCGTAAGCGAGTGGGCCGACCGCGAGCGAAGGCTGTCAACGGAAAGCAGCGCCGAGCCCGGGCAGTGGCGGACGGATAGGGCGCCGTATCAGCGGGGGATCATGGACGCGGTGTCGGACCCGTCCGTGAAGGAAGTCTGGGTGCAGAAAAGCGCGCAGACGGGCTGGACCGAGATCCTGAACAACGTGATCGGGTTCCACGTCGACCAGGACCCGGCGCCGATGCTGATGGTGCAGCCGACGCTCGAGATGGGCGAAGCCTGGGCGAAGGATCGATTCGCGCCGATGGTGCGCGACACGCCTGCGCTGCAGACGAAGATCGCCGACCCGAAGGCGCGCGACAGTGGCAATACGCTGCTGCACAAGTCCTTCACGGGCGGCCGGTTGACGGTGGCGGGCGCGAACAGCCCCGCCGGGCTGGCGTCGCGGCCGATCCGGATCGTGCTGTTCGACGAGGTGGACCGCTTCCCGACGAGCGCGGGAACCGAGGGCGATCCTATCGCGCTCGGCATCAAGCGCACGCGGACATTCTGGAATCGCAAGGTGCTGGCAGGCTCGACTCCAACCGTGAAGGGATCGAGCCGGATCGAGGTCGGCTTCGAGCAGTCCGACCAGCGCTACTACTTCGTGCCGTGCACGCACTGCGGCGAGTTTCAGCGGCTCGTGTGGGCGAACGTGCGCTGGCCGGACGGCAGGCCCGAGCAGGCGGTGTACGTCTGCCAGCACTGCGGCGTCGAACTGACCGACGCGGACAAGCCGACGATGCTCGAGCGCGGCGAGTGGCGATCGTCGAAGCCGTTTGACGGCGTGGCCGGGTTCCACATCAGCGAGCTCTACTCGCCCTGGTCGAGCTGGTCGGAAATGGCGGTCGGGTTCCTGAAGGCCAAGCGCCTGCCGGAGACGCTGCAGGCGTGGGTCAATACCAGCCTCGGCGAGACCTGGGAAGACGCCGGCGAGAAGCTCGAGCCCGAGGGGCTGCTGTCCCGTCGCGAGAGCTACACGGCCGAGAGCTTGCCGCCGGGCGTGCTGCTGCTGACGATGGGCACGGACGTCCAGGACGATCGGCTCGAGAGCACGGTCTGGGGCTGGGGATCGGAAGAGGAAGCCTGGCGCGTCGAGCACGTTGTGTTACGTGGCGACCCGGGCGCCGCATCCCTGTGGGCTGATCACGATGCGCTGCTCGACCGTCGATACGCTACGGACGACGGCCGCGAGCTCGTGATCGAGGCGACCGGCATTGATTCGGGCGGTCACTACACACAACAAGTGTATGCCTATTGCGCCAAGCGTGCCCGCCGACGTGTCTGGGCGGTCAAGGGCGTTGGCGGCACAGGCCGGCTCGTGTGGCCGCGTGAACCGTCGAAAGTGAAGCGCGGCCGGGTCTACCCGGTTGGCGTCGATACCGTGAAGGATCTGCTGTATCAGCGAATGCGTCGCGTGACGGAGCCGGGGCCGGGATACGTGCACCTGGACGCGACGACGGACAGCGCTTGGCTCGAGCAGCTGACGAGCGAGACGGTGGTGCACCGCATCACACAGGGCCGCAGGGTCCGCGTCTGGCGTCCGCGGCAGACGGGCATCCGCCAAGAGGCGCTCGACTGCACCGTCTATGCCTACTGCGCCCTGCAGGGCCGCGGTGGCGCGAAATTGCTGCAGACCCGAACGGGCCGCGCGACGGCGCGCCAGGTGCCGCGGATCGAGCAACCGACCGATCAGGCGCCTGAAGTAAAGGCGCAGCAACCGAAACCTCAACAGCGACCGGCGCCCATCCAGCAGGGATGGGTAGGCCGGCGAGGATCATGGATACGCAGATGAGCGGACTCACACTCGAAACGGCACAGGCGCACCTCGACAAGCTGCTCGAGGCGCAGGCGAGCAACATGGCCTCGGTGTCCATTGGCGGACGCAGCTATTCGTTCCGCTCGAGTGCGGACCTGATCGAGGCGATCAACTACTGGCAGCGGGTGATCGCAGGATTCCAGCGCAAGGCCGCCGGCCAGTCGCGGCACGGATTCTCGGTTGCCAATTTGGGCGGGCCGCGGTGAACTTCCTCGACCGCTTCATCATTGCGCCGCTGTCGCCGAAGTGGGCGGCCAGGCGGGCGCAGTGGCGCAAGACGCTCGCCTATTACGAGGCCGCGCAACCATCGCGGACGCGCAAGAGCCGCACCGAAACGAAGAGCGCGAACGCCGAGAACGAACGATCGGCCGTGTCGCTGCGGGTACAGGCGCGGCACCTCGAGAAGAATCTAGACATCGCCTCGGGCGCGCTCGACGTGCTGGTGAACAATATCGTCGGGGCCGGCATTCAG